TGGGTGAGTCGCCAGTAGTTCCTCTAAAACTTATAAAGTTTGGACCCGCATCAACTCCACCTATCGCAAGGTCACCATTAATTGTGGTGTTGCCAGCGAAAAGCGTACCTGTTATTGACAAGGCATGTGCAGGAGTTGTATTATTTACGCCAACGCGATTATTAGTACCATCAACAAACAAAACACCGCTATCAAAGTTTGCATTACCACTAGTTTGTGTAAATGCAGTTCCGACAACTATGGTTGCAAGGTTCGCGCCAATTTCAAATGTCGCTGAACCATTGGAAGACAATAGTTTCCTGTCGGTAAGGTTAATTGCTAATTCACCTGCGGCAATATACGAGGTGTTAGATGAGTTGCTTACGTTTGGTAATAAGCCAGAGGTAGTAGTTCTTTTAATTCTAATGCTGTTTGCCATTATTGGCTTCTCCTTTTTGCTAGTATCTACCAGCGGATTTGTACTGAGTATTTACTCAGGTCTATTTAGTATAATGTATTATTCTTCGACTTGATAACCTAAATTACTTTCAACTATAGAATCTTCAAATGCTTTCTTAAAAGCAAGCATAACTAACCCTCCTGGAATTTGAGTAAATACTCCAGGTTCAATTTCAACTTCATATGTTTTAGATACTAGTTCGTTTAATGTTACGGATGTTATAAAAACTGGTGTCATTCTTATCAACACGTCATCAATAAATAACATTTCGTTTATATTGTATGTTATTGTGCCACTATTTGCAACTGGATCCCAGTTTATAGTAGTAATCGGAGAAACAAGTTCTCGCTTAACTTTAACATTTTCTTTAATAGTTACTCTTGACATTTTAATCCTTTATGTTTTATAATTAAACTTTATTCGTAATAAAAAATAATATATCCATTGGCTCCAGCAGATCCAAATCCTGATTGACCTAGTCCAGCTTGACCGCCATCACCTTTTTGTTCACTATTAAATCCAACGACTCCAGCACCACCAGTTCCGGAATTGCCTGCGTCTTCTCCTGGATTACCTGTTGTATTTGTTATAGTGCCGCCAGATGCTGTACCACCAGCGCCGCCAGATCCAAATACACCAGTTCCGCCACCTCCGCCACCAACACCAGAAAGTGTTGTTATAGTTTTAGTGCCACTGACAACTGAGGATGTTCCGCCTGTTGTTGCTCCTGTTACGGAATTACCACCAACACCGCCAACACCAACAGTGTATACCACTGTTTGTCCGCCTGTTATCGAATAAGAACTGTACGAATAACCACCACTGCCGCCGCCAGCTCCATATGCTGGCTCAGCTGAACCAGTGCCTCGAGCGCCACCACCGCCAGCACCCCAGACAGCGATTGTAACAGTTTCACATCCACCTGGAGCTGTTTCTGTAGCAGAAGAGCCAGATGCATAATCGCGTCTAATTGGCGAAAACTTTCCGCCCATTAATAATGATTGCTGCATTGCGCCCATTATGTTAGCCCTGACCCAGATGCCAACCAAACAGTTGATGATATTTTTAACAAAGTACACACACCCCATGGCGCCAAAGTTCTAGATCCTGTTGTTGTCGTACCAGCAAGCCTTAGTGTGTCTGAATTAATTGCAATTGTAATGTTGGATGTTGCATTTCCGTTAAATACAGTAATTGCAGAACCTACTGGGAATGCTACTGTACCATTTGCTGGGATTGTATATGTGTATGCTGTAGTGTTATCTTTACCGATTGATTTGCCACGATCTGTGAGCGCGAAAGTATAAGTAGCGTTCTGAAGATTCTGCGGGATTTCGCGGAAACCAAGCTCTACACCATTGGCGAATGCCGTTCCAGTAGTGTGGTTGTAAATAAGAAGATCGCCACCAGCAGAGTCAAACACACCAGATTTTGTTACTGTTCCATTATTATAAAGACCAAACTGTACAGCTGTGCTTTGATCTTGAATATGTGCAGTAAACGATGCGAAATCTACTGAACTTCCTGTTGGAGTGTATGCTTCAAAATGCGCATAGTTCCATCCAATATTAGTTCTAGTCTTGCTTGATCTAAATCTTCCATCATCAGCAGGATAGATGTAATGCATTCCATCGCCACCAAGAGTCATATCAAGTCCAAGAGCGTCACTTGTTCTGGTATAGAAATTCATATCAGAGCCAACCCAGTTTCCATCTCTAGGATTGACAGATATGTATCCAACATCTTTTACAGTAGAGACTGTATCAAGACCTTGTGCATATGATAATGCTACTGCTTTAGTGGTTACGTTAGTATTATTTAAGTTTCTAGGTACTATTGGTGCAACTATATTAGTAGAGTTCAAATCAGAATAAATCTGACCAGCAACTTGCAGTTGTCCATTCAAGTAAAACCCACCACCATAATTTAGTCTTGTTCCATCGTAACCAATCTGATTTGTGTCGGATCCAAATCGAATAAAACCTAAACCACTATTTTGTACACCCTTAATACCTAGTGCGTTTGCTACGTTTACATCATGTATTTCTGTATCATCACCAACACGAATAGCTGCACCAGAACCACCAAATCTAGTATACAGCAATCCTGCTACTGTTGCTATATTTGTTACTGTTAAATTTGCAGTACTTAGAATGTTTGTTGTTTTATCAAACGTAAATGTTGATGCGCCGTTAGCAGTAGCAGAGTCATTAAAAGTAACTTGTGTGTTGGTTGAAGCACCGATACCACTAATACCTGTCGTACCTTGTGCGCCAGTAGCACCTGTAGCACCTGTTGTGCCAGTTGTACCTTGGATACCTGTAGCACCTGTAGCACCTGTTGTTCCAGTTGTACCTTGTGCGCCAGTAGCACCCGTAGCACCTGTAGCACCTGTTGTGCCAGTTGTACCTTGGATGCCTTGAGTTCCAACAGCACTAGACCAATAGACATTACCAGCTGCACCTGATGTTAGAACTTGACCAGAAGTACCAACACTGTTATTAGCATTTATTTGACCGTCAAGATGAAGTAGATTTTGAGTAATAAATGTATTAACACTAGAATTGCCAACGAAATATGCGGATGCATTTATGACAACATTAGAACCAACTGCTATAGAATTGGTGTTAATGTTAGCAATATCATTTACTGTTAAATTAGCGGTTGTTAATCTAGCAGTAGCTTTTGTGAATGTCAGCTGAGAGGAAGCGCCAGCAACTCCGCCATCATTAAAAATTAACTGAGTGTCAGAACCAGCAATTGGTCCAGTGATGCCTTGGATGCCTTGGATACCTTGAGTTCCGTTAGTACCATTCGTTCCCGAAGTACCTTGCGCTCCAGTAAATCCTTGGATACCTTGGATGCCTTGAGATCCATTCGTTCCATTAGTACCATTCGTTCCGTTAGTTCCTGAAGTACCTTGAGTTCCAGTGAATCCTTGAATACCTTGGATACCTTGAGATCCAGTAAATCCTTGAATACCTTGAATGCCTTGAGATCCGTTTGTTCCGTTAGTTCCCGAAGTACCTTGAGATCCAGTAAATCCTTGAATACCTTGAATGCCCTGAATACCTTGAGCACCTGCAGAACCAACAACGCTAGACCAATAGACGTTACCACCAGCACCAGAAGTTAAAACATTACCAGCATCACCAACACCATTATTAGCATTAATTTGACCATCAAGATGAAGTAAGTTTTGAGTTATGAATGTATTAACAGACGAATTACCCAGCAGTATCATTTACTGTTAGATTAGCAGTTGTTAATCTGGCAACAGCTTTTGTAAAAGTCAGCTGAGAGGAAGCGCCAGCAACTCCGCCATCATTAAAAATTAACTGAGTGTCAGAACCAGCAATTGGTCCAGTGATGCCTTGTATTCCCTGAGTTCCGTTAGTACCAGAAGTACCTTGTGCGCCAGTAAATCCTTGGATACCCTGAATACCTTGAGATCCGTTTGTTCCGTTAGTTCCTGAAGTGCCTTGAGTTCCAGTAAATCCTTGAATACCCTGAATACCCTGAATACCTTGTGCGCCCGAAGAACCAACAACACTAGACCAATACACATTACCAGCGCCATTAGAAGTCAGAACCTGACCAGGAGAACCGACGCTGTCATTAACATTTATCTGACCATCAAGATGAAGTAGATTTTGTGTGATAAATGTATTAACAGATGAGTTGCCAACAGCATATGCAGACGCATTTATAACAACATTAGAACCAACAGAAATCGAGTTAGTGTTGATCACAGCAGTATCATTTACAGTCAAGTTAGCTGTTGTCAACCTTGCAGTGGCTTTGGTAAAAGTCAACTGAGAGGAAGCGCCAGCAACTCCGCCATCATTAAAAATTATTTGAGTGTCAGATCCAGCGATTGGACCAGTAATACCTTGTATTCCCTGAGTTCCGTTAGTACCAGAAGTACCTTGTGCGCCAGTAAATCCTTGGATACCCTGAGTTCCCTGAATACCTTGTATTCCTTGAGCACCTGCAGAACCAACAACACTAGACCAATAGACGTTGCCAGCTTCACCAGAAGTCAATATTTGACCAGCTGTACCAACTCCGCCATTTGCGTTTAATTGACCGCCAAGATCCAGTAGATTTTGCGTAATAAACGTATTTACAGATGAGTTGCCAACAAAATACGCTGAAGTATTTACGACTACGTTAGAACCAACTGAAATAGAATTAGTGTTGATTACAGCAGTGTCGTTGACCGTTAGATTAGCGGTTGTTAATCTTGAAGTAGCTTTTGTGAAAGTCAACTGAGAGGAAGCGCCAGCAACTCCGCCATCATTAAAAATTAACTGAGTGTCAGAACCAGCAATTGGTCCAGTGATGCCTTGGATTCCTTGAGTTCCGTTGGCGCCTTGAGCACCTGTAGTTCCTTGAGCACCTGCAGAACCAACGACACTAGACCAATAAGCATTTGCACCAGAACCATTAGAAGTTAGAACCTGACCAGGAGAACCAACACTGTCATTAACACTAATCTGACCACCAAGGTCTAATAGTGTTGGAGTAATCTGAGAGGAAGCGCCAGCAACTCCGCCATCATTAAAAATTAACTGAGTGTCAGAACCAGCAATTGGTCCAGTGATGCCTTGAATACCTTGAATGCCCTGAATACCTTGAGCACCTGCAGAACCAACAACGCTAGACCAATAGACGTTTCCACCAGCACCAGATGTTAAAATCTGCCCAGCAGAACCAACACCATTATTAGCATTAATCTGACCGCCAAGGTCTAATAATGTTGGGGTAATAATTGTATTTAAGCTGGCGTCACCAATAGTAATAGAATTGGTGTTAATAACTGCAGTATCATTTACAGTTAAATTAGCAGTCGTTAATGTATTTGTATCTTTATCAAATGTTAATAGAGAATCTCCGCCGAAAGAACCCGAATCGTTAAACTGAACTTGAGTGTTGGAACCACTTGGGATTCCAGATCCAGTTGTATCCCAGTAGACATTTCCTGCTGCTCCAGATTTTAGAACTTGTCCAGCAGTACCAACACCATTATTAGCATTAATCTGACCGCCAAGGTCTAATAATGTTGGGGTAATAATTGTATTTAAGCTGGCGTCACCAATTGTGATTGAGTTGGTATTGATTACAGCAGTGTCATTTACAGTTAAATTAGCAGTCGTTAATGTATTTGTATCTTTATCAAATGTTAATAGAGAATCTCCGCCAAAGGAACCTGAATCATTAAACTGAACTTGGGTATTAGTACCGCCAGGAGTTCCAGAACCAGAACCAGCTGCATCCCAGTAGACATTTCCTGCTGCTCCAGATTTTAGAACTTGTCCAGCAGTGCCGACGCCACCATTAGCATTTATTTGTCCACCGAGATCAAGCAACGTTGGAGTAATAATTGTATTTAAGCTGGCGTCACCAATAGTAATTGAATTGGTATTAATTACAGCAGCATTATTTACAGTCAAGTTAGCAGTAGTTAATGTATTTGTGTTTTTATCAAATGTTAGCTGGGAAGAAGCGCCAGCAACTCCACCATCGTTAAAAATTAACTGGGTGTCAGAGCCAGCTACTGGTCCAGCAATACCCTGAACGCCCTGAATACCTTGTAGTCCTGCGGAACCAGTACCAGAAATTCCTTGAATACCCTGTACACCTTGAATGCCCTGAGTACCTTGAATGCCTTGAATGCCTTGAATGCCCTGTACACCTGATCCGCCACCGCCGATCTCTGAAATCACAGAACCGTTGGAGACCCATATCTTGCCATCGTGTGTATTGATACCAATGTCACCGTCAATACTTAATACGAAAGTATTGGGAACACGTCCAGGAACAGAAGTTTTCTTTATATTTGTGGTCATATAGTTATTTATATTCTAAAATTGAGCCACCTGAAGGTGGCTCTAAGTTGTTCTGCGACTTTTTTGTTTTAGCTTCCAGCTTTTGTAGCTTCGCAGTGCTTTCCTTCAACATTATATTAAATAACTAATTAAAATGTTCCGCCGTCAATAATAAACAAATCAATGGTAGATGTTGTTGTGTTCGCGCCTTCTAGATTTTGTACAACAAGAGTTGCGCCAACATAGTTTACGTTGGCTGTATCAACAGTAGTTGTAGGTTCTGGGATCGCACCAGTAAATAGTTTATATTTACTGTCAGTAGCATCACGAAATAAACCAGAGTACGATGTTACGCTACCATTACCAAATGTACCATAGAAACCGATGTCAAGAGTATTAGCTGTGGTTTGACCACGAGCCAAAGAAATAATAGAATCAGTTACAGATAAGTTTGTAGTATCAACAGTTGTTAATGTACCATTGATATCCAAGTTGCCAGAAACTGTCAAGTCGGTTAGTGTTAGAACTGGATTTACGAACACACCGCTTGCATTAGCGATAATGCCAGTATTAGCATTAACAGTAAGAGTAACATCACCAGAAGTACCACCACCAGTTAAACCGTTACCAGCTGTTACAGCAGTAATATCGCCAGTTTGGCCAGTAATTGTAATCTGTGACGCGTTCGAAGTAACGAAAATACCGTTGGCACCAACCACGATAACATCATCATTTGCTAGAGCAGAACTGCTTAGACGAATTCTACCTTCGTTCGCATTAGTGTTAGCAACAGAAAGCAGATCGTAAGTAGTATTGGTATCAACTACCTGATTAGTCCAGTATACATTACCAGATGCACCAGAAGCTAGAACTTGGCCAGCAGTACCGACACTGGCATTGGCATTAATCTGACCACCAAGAGTTAGCAATGCAGAAGTGATAATTGTATTACCAACATCGAACGCGCTGGTATTAGCAAATACGTTAGCGCCGATATTCAGCTGAGTCGCAGTTAAGTTAGAAGTACTGGTAGAGTTAGAAACTTGTAATAATGTAGCTGTAGCAGTTGCATTTACAGTAGAGTTACCAAGGAATAATGTACTTGTACTCAAAGAAGCATTAGCGCCAATTGCTAACGAAGTTGCAGTTAAGTTAGAAGTACTGGTAGAGTTAGAAACTTGTAATAATGTAGCTGTAGCAGTTGCATTTACAGTAGAGTTAGAAGCAATTATTAAATTGGTTGCTGTTAAGTTAGCCGTTGCAGTAGAGTTAATAACTTGTACTAATGCTGCGGTTACAGTAGAGTTTACAGTAGAGTTACCGATCAACAACGACGTTGTTGTAAGATCTACGTTGGCGCCGACTAAGACTTCAGTACCTAGCCAGATTTTATCGATGAACGAAGAAGCGTTAGCAACAAGGGCTTGGTTGGCAGTTAGTGTACCAGGAGTTCTTAATCCACCAATGGCCAATGTAGTACCATCTGCGGGAGCACCTACGAATAACACACCGCCGTTTGCGGTGAACGCAAGTTCACCATTAGCAAGACCTGTTGGCGCTGCATTGGTGGTACTGCGTTTAATTTGAATTTTATTGGCCATTTTAGAATGAACCTCCGTCTAAGTTTAATTGTTCGACAACATAAGTGTCGTTTGCAGAATAATAAACTAATGTGGAATTGTTAGCAGGGGTTGATTCCACCACATCAACCAATGAATCTAATCGTGTAGCTGCTGCAGGTACAACACCTGAAGCAGAAGTAACAGTAACAGCATCAGCCTGAGTAGAAGGCTTGATTGAACCGCCAGTTGCAACAACTTTTATCTTAAGCGCACTAGTCATATTTAGTTATCTCGTAACCTCGGGGTTGATAGTAACAATGCCCTCAACGATTCTAGAAACCACATTGCCAGAGGAGACCAATTCTAAATCCCATACGTATCTACCACCAGTAATGTTTGTGCTTGTAGCAGCATTCATAGAAACAGTAATTAGACCGTTGGCATTACCAGTAACAGTAAACGAATTATAGGTTGTAGAGGTATAGTGCTTGCGCATCTGTGAACGACCTGTATACGTTGACAAGTCGATCGGAGTGCCCTCGTCATCTGCCACTTCAATGGTTGTCGAGAAGTCAGTTCCTTGGTCGATGAATAGATTTAGTTTGGTTGCCATTTATTTTCTCTCTGACAAAATTGCCAACATTAGCGATTTTAATTCGTTTACAGTTTGTTTTATCGTATTTATTTCATCTTCTAGATTATCGACTTTACTGTTCTTTTCGCGGCGTTTTCGATACGCTTCCAATGCTTGTACATTAGTATTTAATACTGCACCAGAACTTGTATCTTTTACCAAGTCAGGCGAGTTTTCGATCTTAATATAGTTCTTCATTTTTGTAGTGCAATAACTCGCAAATCAGTAATTCTGGGTGGGTTGTATTCTTGACCTTCAATAGCGGTCAATACAATCTTAATGCTGTATTTCTTGAAGCGAACGAAATCTCCAGTAGCTGGAGCTGCAGCAGTATATGCGAAGTATCCTTCGCTATTTTTGTATATTTCTGGAATCTTGAATTCGAACTCGCGGAAATCATTTAGGTTCTTAGGGTCTGAGTAAACACCCACTGGTGTTACTTGAGTCAATTCAATCCAAGGTAAACTATCAAAATCAGAAAAATCTTCAGCAGATTGAAATTTACCATATACTGTAACTCCTGTTGTTGCGGGTTTATATGCATCAACATAAACTTTAATATCTTCCGCATCCTGACCGTCAGCTAGACTAACAACACGCGAAACATACTTAGCAATCGCAGCGCCATCTCTACCAGTTTCACCTGTTGTATCATTATTTACACGATTCGTAACTAGAACTAATTGGGAACCATCTAATCTAATAACAGGAGCAACATATTCATTCGCAGCAGTCATATATGCTTTCATCTGCAAAGAAGAATTAGCAGCAAGAATACTATCTTCATTACTGTAGCTCAATAAGAATCGAGACTTATCAGAAAGAATTTTTTCTTGTGCTTCATTAATATTAAAATATGCTGGATCTTCTGTATATGATGATCCTTCAGCATATGTACCACTCATTTCTAATGCAAGAGAAGCAGTTGGTTTGTTGTCAATATCTAATCTAGGAATAATGGCGTGGTACTCGTAATTTTGAATAGACTCTACAGTACCATCTAACAATGTAATATACTGTGTAACACCATTTACTACTGTTTCTCGATATAGTTGAATTTCTTCGCCAACCGAGAAAGAATTTCCAGCACCTGTATTTACTAGTAGAACATATTTTTCGTTAGTATTATCTGATTGCAATCTGTACATATCCACGAACTTAGCTTTCTCAGCATAAGTATCGTGAAACGCTCCGATCAAATCGCTTGTGTATGGAATCAAGTTTTGCATTCTGCTAACATCTTTAAGCACAATATATTCTAAGTTTTCTTTGTTTCTCAGAGTGGCTATGCCTTGAGATGCAACATTGAATTTTGCTCTATAAAGAACAAACTTTACATCTTGATTCAATAGTTCTGTATATTCCGAATTAGATTCAGAATAAAATGCTTTGTCGTTTAGAGGATTGCTGTTGACTATGCTATCAGTAATTAAATCTCTTTCGCCAATAGTTGCGCCCCAGACAGAAAAGTCAGAACCTGGAGTTTGAATGGCAAAACAATAACTCTTAGAAGCGTCCAAAAATATTGGAACAGGAAATTCAAATGTAGTTGCTGTTGATCCATCCGTAGAAGTGGTTACTAAATCTGCACTCAGAGAAACAGTGGAAAAAGGAACAACCGAGTTTCTGTCAGGAAAACCATCTTTCATTTCTAGCAAAAATACCTTTACACTAGAAGAACCTTTTTTCTTGAAGAATAGATCTAATTTAGTAGCATAGATGCCAGTTGCCTCTCCAGGACTCGCGACAAAAAACGCTTGTGCTAGAAATTTTAATGAATTGTTTGTAGCGGTTGGCATTTATAACTCCTTATCTTAACACTGGTCGGGCGGTGTCTGTAAATAATATAGCATCGGTGGGCACATAAGTAACACCACCGCCTACATCTGTAGAAATTTGAATTGGTTTTCCTGTAATCGGTGTAACTGCAATTTGAGTTGGCTCGCATGGCTTACATGGAACAAGTGAACCAGTGTTGGTAAAGCTAATTGTTTTTACCGTAGAATCGCCGATCTGTGTGCCTGCATTGTTATGATATGTAGCAGTAACAGTTAATGTTGTATTAGCAGGATTGAGCCACTTGACACTTACAATTCTATCATTATTTAACTTACTTCTATTAAATTCAATAGAAGCAGTACCGATAGTCGATGCTGTAAAATTAGTACCAGATAACGAAGTGCCTGATCTATTACCAGTAATATTTATTTTAACATATCCACCAGATATACGATTTGATGTCATGTAGGCACGGAAATCTAACGTAATATTTTTAACGACTTTAGCAGTTGAGCCATTTGACATATAATAATTATTATTATCGCCTGGAACATGATTATAAATCGTTAGTTTTAATGGGTTAGTATTATCTTCGTATTTGGTAAGTTGAATAGGCTTGGTTACTTCCGAAACAGTTCCATCCACACCTGTAACTTTTAATTTAACATAAACAGTTTCAATAATAGTAGGATATGTAAATGTTATATCTTCTGGGTTTTGAACAGTAGAAGTAGCAACACTTGAATCAACACAACCTGTAGAACACTGAACAAATGTCCATTCCCACGCAGATGGAGATTCTAGCTCAGAACCTTCTGGAGCAACAACACCACGATTAGTTTTATCTAAGAAAGACAGCGTATGAGTTGCCCCATTCGTTACTAAAGAACCAACAACATCAAAATCAGCAACAAGTAAAGGTGTCTTTGGTGTTTGTGGTGGCTCGACTACTGGTGGTTGCGAAATATTCTCAACAAGAGCAACGATAAATGCGCCGATAGATCTAGAAGATCCTACTGCTGGCGCGACATCATTAGTTACTGCAATTATATGATTACCTAATGATAGATTTCCAGGAATTGTTACGATGGCATATAGGACACCATTAGAATCAGAATATAGTGCCTCGCCTTCGGAACCATCAACTATTACGTTTGATGGAATTGATTGTTGATTGTATACGATATCACCAGGAACAGAACTAGAAGAATAGTCAACATTATCAACACTAATATAGTGTTTCGTAAATGGTTTTAATCCTCTCGCTATCAGTTTAAGTGTTCTATTAGCTGGATAGATATAATTGTTTTGATATGTGTTTTTATCATCAGCACTTAGTGTCTTAGGATAAGCGATAGATTGTTCTACATCAGAAAACTTATCTTTATCTAATTCAACAGAACCATTTTTGTATCTGTCATCTGGGTCGATTAAAATTTCTCTAGTAGAATAATCTTGAGAAACAAACTTAGTATTAGCATCGTATCCTACTGTAATAAAATTCTTGCTATAAGAAATATTATTAGCGGTGTCGCGAATTATTGTTGTTGATCCAGCATTAGAATTATTCAATTCAAGCTCGACTGTTTCTAAAGAAACAGGTGGTCTGCCGACGCCAACACTCTCGTCGATTACAATGGTATGCTCATAATCTTCTGACCTTGCCAGACTGTGATCGTTAAATGGATCTACGAAGAAACCATTTTTGAAACGATCTACGCCATTGTCATCAGGAATATTTAACTGAGTAGCTTTTTGTTCTAAGCGAGTCAAAGTTGTAAAATACTCTAAAGACGATACACGCTGCTCGATAGCACCAATATCTTTCATTCTATAACGCTTATTAGAAATAGGAGAAATATTCATTGTGTATGGAGCATTAATAACATACTGCGATTCAGCCACAGTCAATGATGGATATGGCGGAATGTATGTCGTCGCAATTACCATTTGATCATCAGACTCTGCAACAGGTGATTTTGGTTGTATGGAAGGATCTCCTTCAACAACTTCAAATCCACCTTTTGATGTCAATACAACTGCATCTCTTCGTGGTAAATAATAAGTTAAATTACATTCAAAGTTTTGACCAGGATATGGATTGTAATCTGTGGTAGCAGAATTAAATATTGTTCCTGGTGGCGGATTCGCAGTCGTAGCAGAAGCATTAGAAGTTAGATTTGCAGTATTGGCTCTGTATGGACGGAAGTCAATAGAATCGCGCAGATCAAAACGTCGATCTCTCGTAGCAGAGTAATAAGAAGGAATTTCCCAAGTTCTTACATACTGCGAAGTATTCGCACCGATAGCATCATTTACACTATAAGATTCGACTGAGAAGAAGCCTTTACCTAGCGAAGCATTAGCTGCGAAGCAATCAAAGTCAACAATCAAATATGAGTTCGATACATTCGCAGAAGATTTTGGATATACGACAGCATGGTCATAATGAGTATCACGCTGACCGAAATCATAGGTAAAGTATTTTTTCAAATCTGAAAAAGCTTGTGGCGTGTCTGAAGTCAAATCTGATGTTTTTCTAATTGCGTTAATTTTGAAAACATCTGGAACGCCAAGATTAAATCCATAAGGATGAACAATCTCGTAAGTATTAGCTGATAGATTTGTAGTAAACACAGTATCAACTACCAACGAAGAAGCCGAGGCAATTGAAACAATTTTTCTTGTTTGGCCATTAGCTTTGATATAATTTCCTTGCTTAAAATCAGTATCAAAAGTAGTACCAGAAGCACCAGTCACTGTTGTTGTTCCCGATGTGCTAATTGTACCAGTTAAAGATCCATTATAGAAGCGAACCAATTGATTACGTTTAACTTCTTTAGCTATTGGTCGAGCATTAGATTTTCTAGTATATGCATTGATTTTAATTTCTGTTGCATTAGGAGTGGTAAAGTTTGCATTAAAATTAACAGTTAAACTTTGCAATGTTGGATTTAGTGTTATTGTTCTTTTACTTGTAGACAAACTAATAATAGAACCTTTCTCATGAAAACGAGCATAGCTATTAGCTACCAATGAAATAGAACCATTTACTGTCATTGATATATTATTGGCGATACTGACTACACGTCGTGGGTTTGTAAATCCAGCACCAGCATCAAATACAATCGTTTCACCGACAACAAAGTCTGATAAAAATGTTGTTCCGTTGGTGCCCGTTAATACATTTGTAGCACTTGCGGTAACATTACCAGTAAGGTTGGCAGTGGTTAAAGTATTACCAGTAAGAATAATATCAATTTTATCTTCAGAAAAATCAGTATTATCTGAGAAGCCAAAGAATGAACCACCATCAGTTAAACTGATTGTTGTAGTACCAGTATTAGCAAGAGAAGCATTACTAAAAGAATTATAATAAAATTCAGTATCAGAATCGTTGTTTTGATTTCTAAGATTTTTAACAGCACGATTTGTTAAACCGAATACAAGAGCTGTATAGTCGGTGGCTTCTAATCTAGGATCAGAATATCCATCAATTGTTAAGTCTAAAGTTAAACCTGACCCTGTTCCGCCAGTTACAGCAGACGCAGATATACTCGGATTGGCTGTGTATGTTCCGCCCTGAACTAAAGATACAGAACTTACATTACCTAATGCGTTATCTACACCAAGACGTACTGTTGCTGACTGCCCTAGACCGCCATTAATCGTAACAATGTCACCATTTGTATAATTGCCGCCATTGGCAGAAATAGCAACACCATAAACAGAATTAGCAATCTGCGAAACTGCAATGTCAGCAAATGCGTTAGCAGTAGCACCTTGATAAACAATAGAACGAACTTTATTAAAATTCTGATTTTCGTTCATCTTAACATTAAACAAATACATTTTGTATTGTGCTGTTGGTGCACCTTTTTCTGCGCTGTCAGCATTATAAACTAGATTGCGAATATTAGCAGTACCGATTACACCTATACTACCAGTAGCAGAACTTGCTGAATTCTTACTGGCACTGATTGCATTTTGGAAAGAACCATATAGATTTACATCCACTGATTGATCAGCTGGGAAATATCCACGAAGCTCTTCGACTGTAACATAACTACCATAATTCATTGAAACAATTTGTTGTGTCGGTGATTCAGTATCAACGCCACGACGAGAAGTTAGTAGCTGATTTGATTTGAAATCAATAGAATTACCGCGAACATATGCTTTACCAGAACCAATGTCATAATAGAATTCTTGAGTATTTGCTGATGGCTTCGAGCTAATAGTAAAATCTTTTACAGTATAATGACCTGATTCGTCATAAGTACGTTGCGCTATTTCTTGTCCGAGCGCACCACCTATGACTGTATTATTCCATCTCAATAGATTATTTTGACCAAACTCAGCAACTGCAAAGAAGATTTCGTTATTCGGTAAAGAATCTTTACTATAAGAAACGAATTGCGTATCTAGCTTTAGACGATGCGCGCCTGGAGCTGCATCATTTGTCAAGTCAGCAGAATTATCGTATAAAGAAGAATCAGCAAATTCATCAACTACGGTTTCCGTAGTCTCCATACCAATTACAATACCATTTGCTGCAGCGACGCCACCTTCTGATGGGTTTAGAATTAAGGTTTGATTAGAGGTTTTAACAAAAAAACCGCTTTGATACACAACACCTTCAGAAATATTAATCGCATAAGCATTACCAACTGCAGTATAACGCTCATCAACTGGTGTGGTTAAGACTGTTGTGCTTGCAAGTAAATTGCTAAAATCTAAATTAATAGCAGATACCACAGCTGTTGTAGTTGTGTCTGCTAGCGATTCGATTGTCTCGCCGACAACGAAATCTTTTCTAATGTTGGTAATGGTAATTGTTTTTGTTGTTGAATCAACAATTTCTGTAATTAGACCGCGTGCATCAGAAGTCTGACCACGAACCCTAGTGTTTAGAGCAAATCCTGTTACATTATCAACAGTAAGTATGGTTGTTCCGAGGAATGATTTATCCTCGTTGTATATTCTGACAGTTTCTCCTTCTTGAAACTTATTCGCGCCATTTGTACCTGTCGCGGTATAATTAACAAATAACTTAGAAGGAGACGAAGTAGAAGAAACACCATCTTGACCTTTTAATATTCTAGCCTGTACGCCAGAAGTAACACCATAAAGAATAGCACCATTGAAAGATGTATTTGCTGCGGTAAAAGTAGAGTTAGAATCTGGAATAGCAACATAAGCAGCATCTGGCATAACTGTCGGAGCACAGCCTTTAAGCAGACTACCTTGTTTGAATACACTATCACCAAAGCGTTCAATTTGATTTTGTAGAATACTTTGAAGTTGGGTTAGTTCCCTAGCTTGAACTGGAAATGATGGTCTAAACAATACTCGATGAAATTTCTTATTTTCATCAAAGTCGTCATAGTATGGTGCCGACGCTAGAGTTGTATTTGCAATATCAGCTGACATTAATTCGCTCCGTTAGAATTTTATTACTAGTTTAACTTGTTCTTTATTTGAAGTAGAACGAGAAACTTCTTGAATATTTTGAATGTATAAGACATCACCAGAATAGATAGCTAGGTTTGCAACAGTATTTCCGCTAGACGAAGTTCTTTGCGCTCCATTAGCACCCTGTAGAACTTCACCAGACTGAAACGCGCCACTAATTCCAGTCAATAACATAACTGATGAGTTGGCAAATGCGTATCTACCAGAAGCAGAAGAAACACTTCCTGTTACCACTTCGCCATTCGCATAAGATCCTGTTCCAGAACCTGTTATATTTATAGTGCATATTTGATTAAATGTATTTGTAGTGTATAAAGATCCATTAGCATACGTTGGACTCTTTAACAAACCAATAGTTCTATAGGTTACATTAGTGTTAAATAGTGTTTCGCCATAGTCATCAAATAAACAATGCACGCCAAGCGCATCCACGTATAGCTCGTCATGAACGTTGCTACCATGTCCGTCATCTGGTGAGATAATGGCACGCACCACAGCGCCAGATCCTAGACCAGTTCCAGCAGTGACTGTTACAGTCGCGTCTTTATATCCAGTACCATATGAAGTCATGTTAATTTTGTCAATAGAACCAGAAACCGAGTCCATATCTGCGTACGCAAGAGCACCCGAACCAGTTCTAGAAGAAATAGTCAATCTTGGACCAACAGAATATGTACAGGTGTTTGACAAAAAGCCAGAAGGAAATGCGCTAGAAACTGTAATTCCAAACGTCGAGTTCGAAGCAGAAATAGCTCTAGTGAACGTATTACCGCTTGGATTGATAACAGTAATGGCGCTGCTTGCATAATAATTTGTGGTTGTGTTAGCAGTATTTTCTATCAATAATTGCGTGGTACTGCCAACTGTAGTAATAGTACCAGTATGATTTGGATATTTTGCACCAGCAGAAACTGGCTCTAAATGAAATATAGCTCCATTGATGGCAGCATTTGCTACTACCGCATTTTCAGTCACTGGAATATAATCGTTAGTAACATAACGCGAATAGTCTGCCTGCGAAATTGTGTATAGATATAGCCACTTGTAACCATCTGCTGTTTCGAATGGTGTTCCGATATAAGTCGCGCTCTTTGTAGGTTTTACAGTAGAGTTCGCGCCACCAGCATTAGAGATGCATTTGAACACTTGTCGGGTGTCAGTAACAACAAAGAAATTCTCATCTTTTAATTCGACAGTATCGTCATATTGCGTATACGCAGTTCCGCTAGTCCACACGTATTTTTTAGTCATTTTCTTAAATGTAGGCTTTTTACCAAACATCATTTCATTCCATACATTATAAAATGAGCTTGTTTCTGATTCTACTTCAGCAGCAACGTCACTAGTTGGATATTCGCTTTGCTTAGCAACAAACACATAATAACTGCTTTCGTCTTGGAACGAGACATTAATAGTTAATCCAACACCATTACCAGTCGTGTTTGTTGTTGATATGTTGTTAGCAGGAACATTAGTATTATAAACACCTGCGTTCGTTAAAGAAACAGCAGTAACATTTCCTTGTGAATTAGCCGTAACAGTAAATGTAGTTCCGCCAAAAATACTAACTTGATTAGTGTTAGTATATCCACTTCCAGCATTGGCGATGGTTAGCGCAGAAACTTTTTTATTGTCGATAGAATTAATAAATTCGTCGATCGCATTTCTTTTGAATTTAGATAATAGCTTACTCATTTACTTACCTTATGGGGTTGTGTTTAGCACCGTTTCAATAACGGTATCAAAAATTGTATCTACGTCCACAGTTGTTACATAAGCAGTGGCTGACGAAGTATTTATAGCGGTTGTTGTAGATCTTATGGTTTCATAAGCTGTTGAAATCGCTGTTATGTACTGCGTAGCATTTAACACAGTTCCTGTTTGGTTAAACACGGTATCTGTATAGAACTTAGTATTAATAGTTGTATCTTGAGTTACTGTCGTATTCGTATCTGTAGATAATTTTGTTTCTAGAGAAGTGTCATATTCAGTTAAAACTGTCGTAGAGGTCTGTTTAATAACAGTTGAAGTTACAAGATTAGTCTCAAGAGCAGAATTTGTGTATGTCGCTGTTCTATATGTTGTATCTTTTTCATACTCGGTTGTTGTATTTGTAGAACTCGAAGTACCTATTTCTGTTAATATAGAAGTAGAATACTTTGTTGCTAAGGTTGTAGCCTTAAATGTATCTGTTGCTATCTTGGTATCTTTGTCAGTCGCATAAGAAGTTGCAACTGTAGTTAATGCTTCGCCAGTAAGAAAATATGTTAAAATTTCAGTTGGACGTGAAGTCGCAAACTTAGTAATGATGTCAGTGCTTTTATTTGTTAGTGTGGTAACATTTGTAGTAACATCAGTATCTAATGTAGTATCAAACGAAATCTCTTGAAATTTGGTATTATAGAAAGTTGTAAATTTGGTTTCTGCGCTGGTTTCATAAACAGTATTAATTGTAGTTAATACATTTGTCATAAACGTTGTAGCAGCGAACTTCTTTGTATCAATTGTAGTATCTTTTGACGTAGCATACGCAGTTGTGGTTGCAACTTTAGTAGCATATGCTGTTAAATACACAGTCGTTGTTTTAATTTCTGTTCCAGCAAAGAAAGACGTCGTCGTAGCAGTAGATGGCAACGTACCAGTTGTTATATTGGTTGTTTTAAGTGTATCTGTATTAAACTTCGTTGTCGTTGATTGTTTAGTATCATATGACGTGTTGAACGTTGTATTAAACGTAGTAAGCGTATTATACACAGTAGAAGTTGATAAAGATGTTTCTTTTGTACTACCACCACTGGTGTCGTATATTGTTGCAAATGTGGTTGCTATAAACGTGGTGGCTGTGTCTTTTGACGTAGCAACTTTTGTTGTTTCAGATACAGTGCTTACTTTACTACATCTCCAAATCCATTCGCCTTCAATTTCTTCATTAGAAAATTCGCAATCGCCACCGAGCGATGGATTTCTAATATCAAATCCAAACGAAGCAGCGTCCACTTCAGCAGCATTTTTATTTACAAATCCTGAGCCATATCCACTTGTAGTAATCTCAGTATCTGCAGTCTTATTTGTATCAAACGTCGTTGTTGTAATAAAATTGGTATTGCGCGAAGTTTGATATGTCGTAGGTGTAGCAAACAACAATGTTGAATATGTCGTAGAAGTCAAAAGAGCCGTATTGGTCAAATAATTAGTCGAAGCTGTGGTTGACTTATTAGTTTGAAAAGCTGTATCTGTTGATTTACTAGTCTGGGTACTCGCGACTGCTTCACCAACATAAGTGGTGTCTGTGAGTACTGTTGTACTAATATCAGTATCAAACGCAGTTGCTGTCGTAATTAATGTATTATACGTTGTAGTCGTAGTTGTAGATGTCGCTGTATTGTAAGTGGTATTCTTAGAAGTATCGCGCTTCGTTATAAAAGTAGTATCAAAAGCAGCAGTCGTTAAATACTCTGTAGCAAATGCAGTTACTTTCGCAGTTTCTGTAAATGCGCTAGTCGTAATACCAGTAGAGGTAGTCAAGAAAGTAGACGTAGAAGTTAGATATAAAGTTTCTATGTAATCAATTAATGCTTCTAAAGTAGTTCCTCTAGAAACAGCTATTTCTTGAACTAAAGTCCTGCCGAACTTTTCCATGCCCGCAGGATGCCACAAGTCGCGTAAAATACCAGAATATCTTTCAAAGGCAGTTAATGCTTGAACTTCGTATGAATATTCCTGATAGTAATAATTGTCATGAATGTATTTGTCAGAACTTAAGAATCCTCTTGTATTCTTGAAAAACCCATCAGCCACACCATGACCAGCAAAACTAATAGTTCCTGCTGCATCACGAGAAGAATCTACAGTGCTGACGAGTGTTACTGACGAACCATCAATATAACCAACTCCAGAATTGTATAGTTTAACAGCAGAAACTCCATCAGAATCAGTTAATCCTGTTACCACAACTTGTCCAGATATTCCGTCGCCGACGACATTTAATACTTCGCCCAAAGAAAATCCAGAGTCAGAACTAGTCATAGAAATTTGGTTTAAGGATCCTTTAATTCTAGGACTTTGTAACACGTCAATATCAAGAGCATCTATAATATCGTCATTAATAATTTCTTCAGAGGGCACGAATGTACCTTTTATATTAGAAATATAAAGTATCTCATACAGATTACCGCTGATAGAATATGTTTTGTAGTCGTCTACAAAAGCCGTCGCACCAGAAACTCGACCAGTGATTGTTTTTCCAATGTATTGTTTTGTGTTTAGATTATATTCTAATTCCAGATATTTCGGAACAAACCACTGACCATCTGACGCGCGAAGAATATCGCCGCCAGGAATATACACATTGATGTCTTCATTAAATAGAATTCTAAAAAGAAGTTCTAAACCACGAGCAGTACCCTTCGAAGAATACACTTCTTTGATATGTTTTTGCAATAATCGTTTATCTGCAGCGATATCTTTTGGAATACCGTGCATATATTTTTTTCTGAATTCATCTACGAATCTGTCTAGAGTAGTATCAATATCACGATATTCTGGAAGTCGACGAGAATCATAAGCAACATTATTAGTTTGTTCTAACCATTCAAAGTATGTTTTTACAAATGTAACGAACGTCGCTCCTTCGTCACGATAGATAGAAGGAAATTGTTGTTCGATTAATGGAGAAATTAATTTCTCAATATCTTTCATTAGATTCTAATTCCAGTCATAGTAACAGTAATATCTTCTGGATCGATGAGAAGGATTTTATTAGTTAAAGTATCTATATCTGCGTTTTCTGTTCTTGCATAAATCTTAATCGCATCAGTAGTATACGAATCAACAATTAAGTTGTTAATAGAAATCAATCCTGTATTATAATCAACAGTACCAACATTATTATTCAATACAGTTGTTATATTATTTACTAGAGCATAAACATACAAAGTTCCTGTTCCATTATCTTGAATGTAAGCGGTATACCCGTCATACACAAATGGCGTGGACTCAACAATGGCTTCGTGTCCTACTGGAAGAACATATCTAACATTTTCATTATACAATTCATTCTCAAAACTCCATCTTTCTGAATAACTTACGCCAGGACTTGGTGTGATTCTTTTGCTAATTCTAACTTGTGTGTCATTAGAAATAATCGAAACATCAGCAGCATCGATAGCAGAAGAAAGTTTAGAAAATCTTAGATCTGAACCAAAATCAGAAAGATAACTGGTATTAAACGAAGTAATTGCAGTAACAACATTCGATGCTAACTGAGAAGAAGTTTTCGTGGTTTGATTTATGTTGTACTTAACACGAGAAGAAATATCAAGATACAGATACTCTGGATTTACAATTAATGGTTCTACTGATAGCGATGTTTTATCAGATAGAAAATCAACTATCTCATTCTTTAGAGAATCTGATAATACCTCTGATCCTACTGGTTTGGCAGAAATAACAATCTTACCATAGCGTTTTGGCGTGGCTTCTTCCCCGCCATACGCGACTACAGTTTCAATCGAAGGAAAATTGGCTTTGATCAATGACACTGTATCTTCCGAAGTAATAGCGCGATTTTGATTAGTAAATCCACGAATCGCATTATAACGAATAGAATTATTATCTTCAGCGTATGCTCCACCATAAGAAGAACCAGAATACACTAACGAAAATGTACTAGCTGGGAAAATATCTACAGATTCTACCGTAGAAAATGTCGAGGTGTAATTAGCATCTACGCCATTAGTTTCCAAATAGCTTACAAGTAATATGTTTCCTGGTGTTAGTTGTTTACCGACTACACCATTACCAAATGTAATCGAATACTGAAAATCTCTATAACCTTGTATAAAGAACACTTCGCTGTTTGCATTTAGATTAAATAATTCTTCGCTTCTACTCCATGGTGTAAATACTGCTTCTGTTGACGATTTTTGAACTGTTACAGAAACTGTGCTAATATCAACATTACTAGAATTGATTACAAACTGCGCGTTGGCAGAAGATACTAAGAATGCTTCTGTCTTCAAAGAACCTTCGTAAAAGAAAACATTAGACACGCTGTAACTGTTAGAGGATTCTAACACTACAGGTTCTTTAGTATAAAAGTTATAAACTAAGCCATTGTTCGCAGTACCAGAAATTCTATAATTATTCGGAAGTGTTATTGTATCTGGCGACACGCTATTATTTACGGAAGCAACAACATCAACTTCTATCCTAGAAGCAGATCTTGAACGTGGGGTATAATTTAACTCTTTCGCATGCGAGATGATTGATTCGCGAAGCTGCGCGGTATCTAAGAACATCTCACTACCAATCATGTTTAGATACATGGCGTTGTGATATGTGTTGTATGCAAGTAAGTCTAGCAAGACTGACAAGTTAGAACCTTCAAAGTCATAATCTCTAAATTGAGTTTGTTGACTTAGATATGTTTTTAGACTTTGTTTATATGATGCAAAGTCTAACTGAGTATTGTTTAAGAATCCGTTGGTCGCCATTTATCTAATCCTGTTTAGAGTAAACTCTACTGTGCCTGTATCTGGTACTGCTGCCATAGTAAATACGATAGTTACATAGTACTGGTTGTTGTCATAATCAGGAGTAACGTCAATACTTAATTTTTCTATTCTTGGTTCGAATTCTCGCAATGTATCTGCGATAGACTCTTTAATATCTAGAGTAACAATTGGACCCATTGGTTCAAACAACAATGCAATTAAACCAGCCCCGATTCTTGGGTTCAGCAGCCTTTCGTTTTTATTTGTTACTACCAAGTTTTTAATAGAACGCTTTACTGCGTTTATATCTGTTAAACGAATAACATCATTAGATACAGCATTTCTAGCAAAAGAAGTGGTAAAGTCACTATATGTAACTGTTGGACCGAGCGGTTTTGGTTTTCTAAATGACATTAAGAATCTCCGTTATATGGTATTTAGTAGCGTTTAAGAACCAAATTTGTACGTTTTTTCTTTAACATTATCAAGAACGCGCGGATCTCCAGCATTCTGACGAATCTGTCTTGCGGTCATTTTAATATCACCACGATTAGCCATAAAAGTATCACCAGTCACATCTAAATTAAAGTCGCCGCCGACTCTCCAATTTACATCACCAACAGTATCAATATTTGTGTCACCATTTGTAGAAATGTTAGTGTCGCCCATTACTGTAATGTTGATGTTTCCTTTTACGAAAGTATCATTATTGGCATAAGTAATTTGTGGTAATCCACCCTGAGAACGCATAACAATTGATTGGTCTGGCATCAACGTAATAAACGTACCATTCTTGTGGTATATGTTTACTCGCTCAGCTCCTTCCGAATC